CCGAATAATGCGGTTAAGTTTAAGAAAGAGGTGGCTCATCAGGTGAGCCTATGCCCCACTAGATTTGGTGATGCAAGACTTGAAGTAGTCATTACGCTTAACCCGCCTGATAAACGGGTCAGAGATATTGACAACATCGCAAAGCCAACCCTAGATGCTTTAGTTAATGCAAAACTTTTTTTAGATGATGGTCAGATAGACCGATTAGTAATCATTAGGTCTAATATTGTTAAAGGTGGTTGCATGACGGTGGGGGTAGGAAAACTATAATACTTCCTCTATCATTGTCCTGACACGAAAAGGAGAATCATGCACTACTTTCAATTTGAAATAAAAGAATGGATTGCCAATACGGCACATCTAAGCCTAGAGGAAGAATCTGCTTACCTAAGGCTAATTTTTTACTACTACGATTCTGAAAAGCCAATCGCTAATGCTGACTTGGATAAGATTTTTCGCAAGTGCCGTATCCCTAAAGAATTAGGTTGCTACATCTTGGCTGAATTCTTCCAATGCGAAGATGAGCAGAATTGGATTCATAAAAGATGTGATGAGGAAATAGCCCGCTACCATGCTAAGAAAGAGCAGGCATCAAGGGCAGGGAAAGCATCTGCTGAACGGAGATTCAACGGGCGTTCAACAGACGTTCAACCAATCATAAATCAAGAATCATTAATCATTAATCAAGAATCAAATAAAAAGATAAGGACTTCGTCCCTTGCTCCCAAGGTCGCAATTCCTATTGGTGTTGATGAATCTATTTGGAATGATTTTTTAACGCTTAGGAAAAGCAAGAAAGCAAGCCTAACGGCTACTGCCCTAAAAGGCATAGAACGGGAAGCGGGCAAAGCAGGATTAAGCCTACAAGAAGTATTACAAATCTGTTGCGAAAGGGGATGGGCAGGATTTAAAGCCGATTGGGTTAAAGATATTCCTAAGCAATACAACGCACCGACTAGCAAAAATGTTAGTGCCGCAAGAGCAATTTTTGGCGATGAAAGGGGATTGGTAAATGAACGAACAATCGACATTACCCCAAAGAAGATTACCTGATGGTTGGGTTCAAAAAATCTTCGCCACTATGCAAGGGCATTACGGCACTCGTTTTTTAAATATGTGGAAAACAGGGCAAGAACTTCCTGATGGTAGAGATGCGGGAGTAGTAAATGCTATGAACCATTGGGCTGATAAATTAGGTGGCTACAAAGACCATCCTGAAACTATCAAACGGGCATTGGAAAACTTACCGCTTGAACCGCCAAGCCTGCCACAGTTTGCCGAAATCCTTAGACATAGTTATATCCCGCCTGCCGTACCTCAGTTGGAAAATAAATGGACTGAGGAGCAGTTAGCCCGTAATCGGGAGCGTATTAGAGAAGTGATGGAAAAGTTAGATTTAACCTCGAAAAGGAAAGAAAGAAATGACTAAAACAGTAAGCCTAGCCTATTGCGATTACATAGCCCATGTAATCAAACAGAATCTAAAGCCGTTAGATACAGAAGGTCTAATCGGTGCAGTTGGAAAAGTGCAATATGACTTAACCCCTACGGGTGAGTTTTGTAGTACGACCAAGACCTTATGGGTTGCGGATAAAAATGGCAAGCAGTATGTAATCACTATACAGGAAGCGTAATCATGCACAACGAAGAAATTAGCCCATTCAAAGCCCTCGACTTTATTAGAGATAACGCAAAGGCTTATGCACAAGCCAAAGCAGATGTCGTCTATATGTCAGAGTTTCGTAAAACAATGAAAGCATTGCTAATGAATGAATGCACGGCAAAAACGCAAAGCGAAAAAGAATCGTATGCGTATGCCCATGCCTCATACATAAAGCACCTCGATGCCTTGCGAGAAGCCCACGAAAAATGCGAAGAATTGCGTTGGCTAATGGTAGGTGCGGAAGCCAAGATTGAAGTTTGGCGAAGCCTAGAGTCATCGGCTCGCATTGAGGTAAAGGCGACCCAATGATTGAAACTATCCTAACCGTAATGGGTTTAGGTCTGTTTCTTATATTGGTAGGGGTAGCGGTCATCTGTTTCATACTTTATGTAGGTTCAAGATGATTCGCTTTTATCCCTCTGTTACCGAAATAGAAATTTGCAGGCATATAGGGTCTATAAGGCATCGGGAAACCTCTAAACAGGGAACCGAACGCAAGCAAGATGATAATCAAGATTCATTAGAAATATCTTTTATCGGAGTTATATCCGAGTATGCCGTAGCAAAATACCTCAACCTTAATTTTGATTTGAACTGCGATTTTAGAAAGTTTGGAGCAGACCTAATATCTAAAAAAGGCTCAAAGATAGATGTTAAATGTGCCAAGACCGCAGATGGAAATTTAAACGCAGTCGCTTGGTCAGGAAGCAAAGATGCCGATATTTATATTCTTACTGTATTAGGTAATAACTACATTGGCATTGTGGGTTGGGTTAGTAAAGAAAATTTTATAATTGACGACAATCTTAAACAGGGCAAAAATGGAGAGTATTATTCATTACCTCAATCTGCATTGATACCCTTTTATGAACAAAGCCCAAAGAAAACATTATGACCAAATCGCAAAACTCGGCTGTATCCTTTGCAGACATCTTGGCTACTCAGATAGCCCTGCGGAAATCCACCACGTCAGAAAGTTCGGGGGTAAAAGAGACCTTGCCCCAGTTATCCCACTCTGCCCTGAACATCATAGAGGAAATACAGGTGTTCACGGACTTGGCAAAAAAGGATTTGCAACTCGCTACTCGCTTGACGAACAGGACTTGGTGGAACTTACCGAAAGAGCATTAAACGAAAGCCCTAGTGCCTTGCTTGTCAATAATAAGTTTTGAATACCTAACATAGTCGTTAGGTTTATTAGGCACGCTGATATGAGTCCATCCACCACCTTTTTCAGGGTCGTAGAACTCACGAATAATCTGGTCGTATTGAATATCGCTTGCAATAATGGCTCGGCAAACCTCATCAGGGGTCATGCCTACAACCCGTATATCAGCCGCACAACCGATTCGATGCTGACTGCTATCCTTTGACCCTACCGCATCATTGACTTGCTTAGAGCGATACGCAGAATTAATGACAATAGGCTTTCCAAGCAAAGCCCTAACCTTTTCCAATAAATCAGCAAGCCGTTTTAAATTTTCTAATTCATTAGCACTAGGAGTATTATCCCAACCATTTCGTGCCGCTAATTCGGAAACTGTTAATTCTTGAAGTGTAAAGTGCTCACTTATCTGCATTTTGCTTGGCTTTCATATCCATAATCTTTTCCAATGTCCTGCCACCAAAATAAAACGACATGATAAGCATTCCCCATTGACCTAGAAGTTCTACATATTTTTCATTGGCATTGGAACCAAAAGCCGACATCATGGCAAATACAAAGTAAGCCCCAAGAATAAAAATAAGGGTCATAGGTCTAATGTTTTTGGATAGCCAACTATCCGAAGCCATGTCTGCCTGTTGCCGTTTTGTTAGTTCTTGAGCCTCAATATTGTCTGCATTGAGTTCAGCAAGCCTACCCTGTTGTTGCATTTCTAATAGTTCTTTTTGAGCCTTAGCCTTTGCCTCAGGGTCAGGGATAAATTTATCCAAGACCTTCATGCCAATATCAAGAACCGCAGTCAATGGAAACATAATTATCCCCTTGTAGTGATAGTTTCGTTGTCGCCTTTTCGTACAACTACTTTATCGCCCTCAACAGATACGCTCATTGGGTCACGGTCTGCCATCTTATCAAGACGGGCAATTAATTCTTTCATGATTTCAAACTCAGGCTTATCTTGTTTAGGAGTAGCACCCGCTACACCATTAAGCATAGAAATCAAAGCAGTTAAAGATGCACCTAGCAATCCCATAACTGCCGCCATTTTGCCTTCTTCTAAAACAATAGATGCACCTACACCCATCGCAACAATAATCGTTATATATATAAGACCATGCTTGCCAATAGCCTTACCCGCTACTTCTTTAGCAGTTTCAATGTATTCAGTTTTGATTTCTTTGTTCATCGGTCAGCCTTTGTTTCGAGTTTTTCAAAAATCTTATCTAGCAATACCTCAACCCTATCAAAGCGAGTAGTAATTTCGTCTTTTTTTACGTAATAGGTAGGCAAGTCGATTTCAATTTGCTTGACATCATTTTTTAAATCTTGAACCGAATCCCAAATTTGACGGGCAAACCACCCTAACATGGCTAAAAAAGTCCCTGCACCAATATTTATAATAGTTTGCCACTCCATTACTACTCCTGTTTTAATGTAGTTCTCAATTCTTCAGGGACTTGTGGTGCACCCTGAGCCAATATTTTTTGCACTAAGTTAAACGCATTAGACTTAGTAGGCATTTCGCCTAAAGCCTCTAAAATAAAATCAACTTCTTTAATTTCTAAATCTAGTTTTATCGTAGTCATGTCTTATCCTATAAAAAGTAAGCAGGCAAATATGTAATTGCCACATTAGTACCTGATGCCAAACCAGTAGCAAATACAACTTGCGTACCGCTTGTAGTAGTTACATCAGAACCATTTACCATTAAAACACCATTTGCAAAAACTTGAATCTTATTGCTTGAATATGATGTGCTAGTAGTAAAAGTAGTTTGTGATGCAGTCGCAGTAAATGTATCAAATACTTGCGTTACACCAATAATAGAATCTCCCGCTTGTATTTCTTCAAGCGAAGTCCCGTTTAATACGATTGGATATTTAGCCGCCATTTAATCACCTCAAATTAAGTTAGTTGGACAATAGACATAAGCACCAGTTCTAGTCATTACTCTTGCAAAAATGCCATTGAGTTTTGTAGATAAATCAAAAACTGTGCTAGTTACATCAATAATAGTCGTTGCACGATTTTTTACTGGAATATCTCTAGGAAATACAGATGCACCACCACCTGTTGCATTAATAGTGACTGCACCAGTAGAGCCTGAAAGCGTAATATTTGTTCCCGCTACTAATGAAGTGACTCCTGAGTTTGCAATAGATATTGAACCCGCACCATTCGTTACGCTTATGCCTGTGCCTGCAGTTAAGTTTGCATTTTTCCAAACACCAATAGGGGTAGTAGTCGCATCATAAATAAGCAAATTACCGCTTTGTGGGCTAGTAATTTGAACATCATGCAGTTCGTCTAATTCGTAACCATTATCAATCTTGACATAGATAGAGCCAACAGTATTATCGACACGCTCAACCCAACCAACAACAACAAGTTGATTTGGTGCTTGTGGCTTTGTAGTAGT